TTGGTGCAGTATATCCAGCTAATGCATTAAGTTTTCTATATATAGGTTTAACTTCATCTCGATCCGTTGCATATATATCAAAACTTAAACTTACATCTCGGGTAAATCCAGTATACTGATAATTTGGGTCAGCTCGACCTATCATATTAATCGGATTCCAGTTTGCTGTATATGAATCAGATAATCCGGTAATTGCTGCACGAAAAACAATGATATCATCTTTTTTAGTGGTGTTGACACCATTATATAAATCCGGACCTGTAAAAAAGAATTTTATGAAATCTTGTGTAATATTTAATTTGTTACTCAAGTTATCAGCTAATTTTGCAAGTTTATTTCCAGATTCAGGTTTCCATAAATATGCACCGGCGATTGTGCGTTTACCAAAATCAATAACATTGACTTTATCGCCTCTAAATGCTGTTATTATAGCTAATGGATTTTTTGTTGCAACAAATGCACCAGAATAAGCTTCGCCTTTAAACTGGCCTTTTTTAGCTGTTCCCCCTGATTTCCAACGTGTTGCAACATGACTCATTGCTGTAAAATCTTTGCGATTTGCATATGGATTGTCATGATCGCCCCATCCATATCCGGTCACGCTGGCGCCATCTAAATTAAAAATGCTGTATGCGCCGACAGGTGATATTGCTGCAGCTGCATATGCAGCACTAGTCCAACTACCTCGGAGTCCGGCAGCCGTACCGTCTATTCTACGACTCGTAGCTAATGCAAGAGCTTGACTTGGTTTTTTTAAAAAATCAGAGTCCTTATAATTATTGGAGTTTGTTAATGATTTACTATCAACATTTCCTTGTACTGGCACAACACTTCTAAAATCTAAATATTTTACTCCTGGCCACGGTTTTAATAATCGTTCCATTGGCAATGTAACATATGTGCTAGACAATGCATTATTTTGAAACTCCGGTATTACCGGTATTAATGATTGTCCTGTCTGTGCAATTTGTGGAATACCCGTTTGACTACTAACAATATTTGCTGATTGGCCAAGTAACTTGGATGCTACACTTGCTAAAGAAACATTGGTATTTAAGTTAGAGTCAGATTTAATAATATTGTAACTACCATATACCCGTGGAAATTCATCAGGCATAAATACGTTTTCTGGAATTGATAGATTCAATGTACGACCAGCAATAAGATTTTCTTGAGTTGTTTGTAGATTAAATGGACCTGTAAACTGAATCCTCGTTCTATTGGTTGGGTTTGATGTTCCGGTGGCAATGATGTTTTCTTGAGTTGTTTGTATGTTATATGGACCGGTAAATTGTGCTGATGCTGCATTGGTTGGATTTGATGTACCGGTAGAAATAATGTTTTCTTGAGTTGTTTGTATGTTATATGGACCGTTAAATTGTGATGAGCCATTGGTTGGGTTTGTATATATCGTATTTGGTAATATATCAAATGGGGCTGTAAATTGTGATGAACCATTGGTTGGGTTTGTAGGCATAATTATCCTTAAGTTTGATAAATTGAATCATTCATACTAGTTCCGCCGAATAAATTGTTACCGTTAATTGCAGCAACAATCATACGTGCCATTTTCATGATGGTTGCATCAGTGGCTGCGCCCGGTGTAGCAGAAGATGCATTACCATTACCGGCTAAAGAAGTCCCAGCTATAATTGTATCATTGTTTTTAAATGCTAAATCGGCTTGCAAGCTATCTTCTGGAAATGATAATATGCGACTGCCATATCCTGCAGGAATAACAGCATCTTTTACCGGCGTATCTATACCTGCTCCAAATGACGGTATACCGCCAGGTTTAAATGTTGTAGTGACTAACTTATTACCTTTACTGTACCGGTCGGCTATATTTTCTGTTTCCCCTAGAGTTTGTAACTCTTTTTCGCTCAGATCCAACATTACATCTTTTGCAAACTTGTCTATGCCTGCTTTATTAGTTAATGCCGCTTTGGTTGTGGCCACTTGATTTGCTTGTCCCATTAGACCTTTGCCAGTCAACATCTTGCTTAATATGTCTTTTGATTCTTCAGCAACATCTAGCTGTGTTTTCATTATTTCATCGGTTGTTCGGGTATCAGTGAATTTGGAAATCTCATCGAATTTTTTTTGGGACATCTGGTTGTTATCTAACATGGCTTGCGCCGTTGTTTGTAGTTCAGTGCCATTTAAATTCATAAGCACACGTAATCCATCATCAGAACTTAACAACTTTTTCTTTTGCAATGCTCGGGAAAGGGATGCTTCATCCATGTTCATTAGTTTTGCCATTTTCTCTCGGGCAAATAGGTTGTTTTCTAATACCTCGCCTTCATTTTCTAGAATTGTATTTAATGTGGATGCAGCATCACTCATATTACCACGTAATGTTGCTTCGCGATATGCATTCGTTAAACTTTTACCACTTGCATCCGTTAATCGATGTCCGCTTAATAGTTGATATTCTAATTCGTCACCGATGCTTGATTCTATGTTTAGCAAACTTTTTCCTGCTGCTGCTAAATCGTCTAATTCAAATCCTAGAGATTTTGCTTTTATGGTAGCAATTTCTAAATTTCCTTTAATTTTACCAAACTGCAATTGAGTATCTGCACTGGCTTCAGCAATACCTTCAATAGCTTGTTGCATATACCCCATTGTTCCGTCAGTATCACTTAACGCCGTACTTAAACTTGCGGCAAATGCCAATGTTATATCAGCATTTTCACCATTTTTTGATGCATATAAACTATATGCTTGAGTGGCTTCTGCTGTTAAGTTTAAATTAGTAGTTAATACATGTTGAATCCGTTGCAATGACTCAGCCGTTTTTGCTCCCTTTGTACTTTGTTGATCAAAACTAGGCAACATTTTTTTTATACCGACAGCATATTTGATAGCTTGTTCGCCGCTAAACTTATGTTCTTTAGCTAACGTATGTAGTGTCGTTGATAAGTTTGCAGCTGCTGTTGAGGTTATTCCAAATGTTTTATTAAGATCTTTGTTTCGATTTTCAAAAACTAATGAAGCTGCAGCTAGCTTTACATATTGATCACTTACTGTTTTATTATATCCGATTTGTGTAGATAATCCGCGATTTAAAAGCACCACTTGCTGGTTTAATTCATCCATGCCCGTAACTTGAGCAAGCATTGTTTCGCGAAATTTTAATGCGACGGCTGTTTGTTCTGATGTAGCTTGCGCAAGGCCTTTAAATAGTGCCATTATCTCAGTGATCGATGTAGGTAGTCCCATATTATTTACTTTTTATATAAATATTTACCTAGGTGATTTTGTTGTTGTTCGAGATCTTTGTTTTTGTTGTTGTTCAACTCGATCAATTCGTTCTTGTATTAGTGCATTAACTCGCTTAATGTAAAACTTGCGCAAAAAAATAGGCATACCATATATGGTATCCCAGTCCCATCGACCTTCGCCATGCCATAATAAATTGAATATGTTTTCGTGTAATTGTACTCTATCTTGCGGCTTAAAACCAAAAAATGTCTGATCCAATTTGAAACCTAGACGTGAAGGTGCCTCCGTCTTCACCTTCGAAGTCACACTCATAATTAATACCAGGTGCATTTTTTACATAAAATGTACGAAATTCTTTAGCATCGCGTGCTAAAAATTCATATCGTATAAAATGTTCAATGTCTGACTCAGCACGCGTTGTGCCAACTTGTCGAATAATAGTTTTTAATATTTGCGAAACTGTTGCATTTTCTCCTAATTTAGAATTATATGCAAATTTTAAAGTAATATCATCATTTACCTTGTATTCAAATTCTCCGTTTTTATCCGGGACTAGATCAAATGGTTTTGGATCTAATTTACTTAAATCTACAATGCGAGTTAATACGTTCTTTGTTTTTGGGTCTTCTATTGATACTGGATAATCTGATCCGTATGATAAAATTCTAGAATACACAATTAACATGTCTCGATCTAATGATGCAATATCTTTTGATTTAATTGGAGTTAATAATACAGCATCTATTAATTTGTCAAAAAGTATTCCATTTTGTAAATATGATGCATTAGTTATGATATCTTCATCATATGCAGTCATATACCGCATTTCTACTTTTCCTTCACGTAGTATGCTATCTGCCGGATAAATTAATCCTTTACTAGGTAAATCTATTACGATGCTAGGTAATTTGCTTCGTTGCGTGTTTTCATACTGCTGACGTGCAGTATCAATAATGTTTTGATTTGGTAATCGTGTAGTTAATTTGTTGTTACTCATTTTTTGCCTTTATAACTAAATTATAAAAGGAGCCAAAGTCGACTCCTTTTTGTTTGTATTGTTTTATTAGAAATTTAAGAATGCCCAATCATATCGAATTGTTAATTCAATTTCTTGTACAGCATCACTACTCCAATCGTAAGTTCCAAATGCTGCATCAGTAATAAATGCACCATTTAATGTCCACTCTTCAATAACTTCACCTAATGGAGAAAGTTGATGTAACTTTATTTGTTTTTTGTAGAATGATGAATATCCGTCTCTACC